CCGAGAAAAGCGCTCGTTCTGCTTGTCGTTGCCGGTGTAGTAGAGCTGATCGTCGGCTCTCTGCGCGAGCTCGACCGTCATCGGGTTGATGAAGTTGAACTGCTGCGAACCGGTCTGGGCGGTTGCCTGACGAACGAGAGAGTCCGCATTGGTGATGACGGACGGGTCGTCAAGCGGGTCGGTGTCCTGGTAGACAATGAGCTGGCAGGCGATGGTCTTCGGGACGGCCGGTACCCAGCGCAGTTTGAAGCGCCGGAAGCGGTAACGTTCCCAGAGAGGAGCCAGCTGAGTGAGTCGGGTGCCAGGATAAGCTGACGGACTGATGTTGTTTGCCAGCAAGATCCTGTCAGCCGCGGAGGAGATGTTGGCTCCGGCCTTGACAGTGAGAGGGCCAAGGAAGTCACTCCCTCTCTCGAAGAACTTTTGGTTGACGATGGGACGGCGGATGGCGCCGCGGTTGCTCAAGCCGTTCCCGTTGGTACGGAAGACTTGTTTACGGGTTGTCCCGGTGAAGCGACGCTTGGCGACGCCACCGTTCCCGTTCCGCTTGCGGCCATTGCCGTTTGATTTGCGGCCTGCTTTGTTGTTGAGGCGGGCCATGTCACGTTACTGGTACGTTGTCGTTGGGTGATTTGTTGGATAGAGCGAGCTTGTTGGTCTGCCCAGGTGGTCTTCGGGATTTTCATGAGATTCAGAAGAGATTGGAATACCCCTTTAGGTTACCCGAATAGGGTGCTCGCGACAGTCGCAGCAGCGCGAAGGGCCCGCCCGCCGTTGCGTTTGCGCGCGACACGTCGATGCTCGTCGCTCACCCGGTGACTTTCTCCTAGTCCTGGTCTTTGGTCGGTGACGTAGCAACTCCTCTCGTAGCTTTGCGTCAGGGAGAATGGAATGCGTCCTTGAGCAAAGTCGATGAGGAAAGATTGGAGAACGTCAAAGTCGGCTTCCGCTCCGACGGTTTGATTGTAGTGGAAGCTGTTGACGCGGTTGGTGTTGATGCCTTCATCGATCTTGTTGTGCCG